GAATCAAAGGCGGTGATCGGGTCGCAAGATGTCCCTTATATATATGAAGACCGATTGAGCGAAAGCCAAGTTGTCTCTGCTTTGGAAAAAATGTTTGTAATGACCAAAGAGGAACGAAAACAACTTGGTTTGAGAGGTCGAGAACATGTTATGAAAAATTATAACTTTGAGACTTTTAACAAACAATGGGTTGATATCATGACCGAACTTCACGAAGAAGAAGGTTCATGGGAAACTAGAGCAAATTACGACGGAATTGTATTTCAGGAGGTCGCGTGAAAAAGAAAATATTTGTAAGAGCCCCGGTGCTCTCTCAATCAGGCTACGGCGAACAGAGTCGTTTTGCCCTTCGTGCTCTTCGTAGTCGTGAAGATTTGTTTGATATTTATGTTGTACCCATCACGTGGGGTAATACCGGCTGGATTTGGGAAAAGTCTGAATTCAGAGATTGGCTAGATCAAAGAATCGGTGAAACACAAGTTTTGTTACAAAACAAACAACTAAATCCCGATATTTCACTTCAGATTACCATACCAAATGAATGGAAACGTATTTGTCCAGTTAATATTGGATATACTGCTGGAATGGAAGCTAGTATAGTCGCTGGCGAGTGGTTGCAAGCGGGTAACGAACAGGTAGACAAAATCCTCGTAACCTCTAAGCACTCAAAAGATTCTTATGAGAATACAATGGTGCAAGCCACCAACAACCAAACTGGAGAGGTTGTTAATTACAAACTGGAAACACCAATTGAGATTGTTCACGAACATGTTCTCAGAGCAGACCCGCTCCCAATTGAAAAGTTCGAACCAGAATTTGATTTTAATTTCTTGGTTGTTTCTCAAGCAGGACCAAGAAAAAATATAGATAACACCATTAAGTGGTTTGTTGAAGAGTTCCACGATCAAGAAGTGGGCTTGGTTGTAAAAACAAATCAAGGTGGAAATAGCATTGGCGATGCAAACCGAAGCATGTCTGCTTTGAAGACACTGCTTGAGGAATACTCTGATCGTAAATGTAAAATTTACTTACTGCATGGTGATTTGGATAGAGGCCAATTGACTTGGCTATACAACCACGATAAAGTTAAGTGTATGATCAATATATCTCACGGTGAAGGGTTTGGTCTTCCGCTTTTCGAAGCAGCCAGAGAGGCATTGCCGATTATTACAGTTCCGTGGTCTGGACAATTAGACTTCTTGTCTCATGAGGGAGTTAATTATTTCAAAGCAGTCAAGCACGAAATAAAACCAGTACAACCAGAGGCCGTATGGAACGGCGTTATTCGTCCCGACGCTTCATGGGCTTATGCTGATCAAGGCTCTTACAAGATGGCTTTGAGAGATATATTGAAAAATTGGGAATCTCACAAGTCTAAAGCCACCGAATTGCAAGCAATTTTAGAGACCAAATTTTCTCGTGAAGTAATAGAGAAAAAGTTTGTAGATGGAGTGCTTGGTTTTGATAGCTCAATGTTAGCAAAACAACAAGAAGAACCTGCTGTGATGGAGTTTGATTAATGAAGAAAATCGTTTTTATTTCTGACTTCTTTGTAAATGAAATAAACGGCGGAGCAGAAATATGTGATGATATTTTAATATCAGAGTTAGAATCCAAAGGTTACAAAGTGTGTAAGTTCAAGAGCCAAGAGTTCACGAGCAAGCACATTTTGCTTTATGGTAAGATGGGTTTTAAATTTATTGTTTCCAATTTCTTAGGCGTTCCGGAAAACTGTAGAAAATACCTTCAACTTGGTCAATATGAATATTTTATTATGGAGCATGACCACAAGTACCTTGTGAATCGTAATCCTGCGTTGTTCACCAATTTTAAAGCACCCCCTCAAGAGATTGTAAATCGAGACTTCTATGCTTCAGCAAAGTTTGTCTTCTGTCAGTCATCAAAACATAAAGAAGTTCTAGAGTTGAACCTTGGGATCGACAATGTTGTTAATCTAGGGTGCTCGTTGTGGTCAAAAGAGCAACTTGATTTCATAAGATCAAACATAACCACAAAAAATAACAAGTCTTTTATTTCTGGAGACAGGAATCCGATCAAGGGACTCCCAGAGGCAATAAAACATTGTACATCTAAAGGGCTTGAATACGACATTTTACCAAGGACAAGTTACGAATCTTTCATTGCTGAGTTAGCGAAGTATGAAAGGTTTGTTTTTTTTCCAAAGACTCTTGAAACTTTTTGTCGCGTTATCCTTGAAGCAAGAATGCTTGGATGCAAATTAGCGACCAATACCTTAAACGGCTGCACATACGAGCCATGGTTCAAGCAATATAAGGGCGAAGAGTTAATAAATTTTGTAGATAGTCAAAGAGATTTGGTTGTCTCGAAGATCGTAGAGTGTCTTAATCAAGAAAGAAATCAAGATCAAAAAGAAGGCGATATTACTGTAATTTTGAACTGTTATAGACGCCCTTACAATCTTGAAATGCAAATAGCGGCTTTAAGGAATCAAACCGTTAAACCAGCCCAGATATGGCTGTGGATAAACCACCACGAGGATAATGAAAATTTTGATCCTTCTGGTCTCGATGTTGATCGAGTATTCAAGAATGATTTTAACTGGAAATTTTATGGAAGGTTCGCAGCTTCTCTGCTAGCAGACACAGAATATGTAGCCATATATGATGATGATACAATCCCCGGATCTAAGTGGCATGAAAACTGCTTGAACACCATGAAGACTCATGAGGGGATATTGGGATCAGCAGGAATCATTTTAAAAGGAAACCGCTATGTACAACATGACCGATGCGGTTGGCCCACTCAGAACCCTGAAGTTACAGAAGTAGACCTTGTTGGTCATGCTTGGTTCTTCAAAAGAGAGTGGCTGAGGTATTTGTGGCAAGAGAAACCCACGACATGGGACAACGGTGAAGATATTCAATTTGCTTTCATGGCGAAGATTCATGGCGGCATTCCGACATATTGTCCTCCACACCCCCCTTCTGATAAAGAGATGCATGGTTCTATTTTAGGAAACGAACTAGGTATAGACTCAAAAGCTACTTCCACCAACAGCGCCGTATCACATCAGCAATTCTTTAGCGAAAGAGATCTGTGTGTGCAAACTGGGCTTTCAAAGGGATGGAAAACGGTTAAGGATATTTCGCTATGATGCTGATTTGCTTTGGGACCCGCCCCGAATGGATTAAAATAAAACCAGTTGTTGATGTGATACGAAATGATATACCATACAAGTTATTATTTACGGGTCAACATTTGGACATTCTGGATTCCATAGACGAAGAGGTCACGAGGCTTGAAGTTTCTGATGGCGCAAACAGGTTGGACTCGATAGTTCAAAGTATGATGAACCAAGAAGAAATCTTTGAAGGGATCACGAGTATATTTGTGCAAGGCGACACCAGTTCTGTTTTTGCTATGGCTCTCGCTGCTTTTCATCGAGGTATAAAAATAATTCATCTTGAAGCAGGGCTGAGAACTTACAATAAGAGTCATCCGTATCCCGAAGAGTTCAACAGACGAGCGGTTTCATGTATGGCTGATATTCATTTCTGCCCAACTCAGAAAGCAATGGATGCTTTACATGCTGAGAATATTTTTGAGAACGTTTATCTTGTCGGCAACACAGTGCTCGACAACTTGTCTGGGATCGAGACAGAATATGGTGACGAAGTAATCATCACTTTGCACCGCCGCGAAAATCATGACTCGATGGCCGTGTGGTTTGAGACGCTAGACAGGATCGCATCAAACTACCCAGAGTACACTTTCACCATTCCGCTTCACCCCAACCCGCGAGTCAAAAAACATGCACATCTTTTGAAGCATGTGAACGTCGTTGACCCGATTCCATATAAGAAATTTATTAGACGTTTGGCGAAGTGCAAATTGGTGATCACTGACTCCGGAGGTATCCAAGAGGAGTCATCTTTTTTCAACAAGAAATGCATCGTATGCAGAGAGCATACTGAGAGGACTGAGAGCGTTGGTGTGTTTTCATTTTTAACCAATCCAGACAAGATTGAAATGTTGTTTCACGAGTTGCAAAAAGACCCAGTGCCGTTCGGTGATTGTCCTTATGGCGACGGCTTTGCATCGTATAAAATTTCTGATGTCCTCAAGGAGCTTTTGTAGTGTTTAAAAATTTTCATAAAGACTTTGACGAACTCGTTCGGATGATAAAAGAGGGAGAGAATTTTGCCTTCTCTAGATTCTCAGATGGCGAGCTTTTTATCCTCCAAAATAAGACCGTTGTACTCGCTGAAAAGCACTACGTCACAGGTGATGTTTCGGGTCCAAATATCTACACGAAAGAAGAGCAAAAAGAGTTCTATCCAGAGCAGCATTCTTTCTACCGACAGAAGCTAATTGACTCGTTCAAACACAATCAGAAAAATTATTTTAAAGGCATTTGCACGGCTACTGATGGCCACGTTGGAAGACAGAATTTCGATTGGATGATCGATTTTCATGGCGGAGATCACGCCAATTTAACGTTCGCAAATCTACTCATAAATGCAAACTACTCAAGATTCGTTGAAGAGATTGTTCCCCTCTTGGGTTCCCGAAAAGTGCTTTATATCGTAAATGAAAACGCAAATGTAATGAAACTTCCATTCTCTGTTGAAAAATCATTCATAATCGGATCAAATTGCATGGTAAACAATTACAATGTCGTGCAAGAAGTAATGGACTACATCGAAGCAAAAGATGTTAATAATGCAATAGTTTTATGCTCTGCTGCATCACTTTCCAACTTTGTGATACATGAATGCTTCAAAATGAACCAAAATAACACCTTTTTAGACATCGGATCGTGCTTAAATCCCCTGCTGGACTTGGAAGGCTGGAAATACACAAGAGGCTATCTAACGTCCTATTGGATGAACTCTGGAAGCCCTTTTGGGAGGCAGGTTGACGTATGGTAACAAAGACATTTGTTCAAAATAATCCCGATTACTGGGAGTTTATCCGCAATTTGCGCAATATGGATGGAGTCAAAGAGGGTTTCATCGAACAAGAATACATAGAAAAATCTCACCATAAGATGTACATGGAGGCGTGGGGAAACTGCTTTTATCTTTGTTTGGTTAATGATCAACCAGCGGGATATGTTGGCGTTATACGCGGAGATATTAGAGTTGCAACTCATCCAAATTTTCAAGGAATGGGGGTTGGGACCTACATGATCACAGAAATAATGAAATTTTTTCCTAACGCAACAGCCAAAGTTAAGTTAGAAAATGAGGCAAGTTTGCGTTTATTTCAAAAGTGTAACTTTAAGAAGAAATATTATCTTTTGCAGAAAGAATAAAAAAATATTTCTATATATTTTACTTGACAAATGAAGCCAAATAGGTTATAATATTATTGGAGTTTAGATGCGTCATAATCCTTACAAAATTGTTAAAATGTTTGAAGAAACAATGGCTGATTATTGCGGGTCAAAATATGCTGTTTCGTTGAACAGCTGCACCAATGCAATCTTCCTTTCGTGCCTATGGGTTGACGTTAAAAACAAAGACGTAATCATTCCAAAACAGACCTATCTTTCGCCTCCACAATCCATCCAACAAGCCGGTGGAAATTTAATTTTTGAGGAGATCGATTGGAAAGGAATTTACCAATTGAAGCCTCACCCAATCTATGATGCGGCGAAGAGATTGACCTCCGGAATGTACATCCCCGGCACCTTTATGTGCCTCAGTTTTCACATCAAAAAACACCTCAAGATTGGTAAGGGTGGACTCATTTTATGCGACGATGCTGAGGCTGCAAAATGGTTCAAAGCACGTCGATACGAAGGCCGAACCGACGGCAAAAAATACCATGAAGATATGATCGACGAAGAGGGCTGGAACATGTACATGACGCCTGAACAAGCTGCCCGAGGATTAACACTGATGCAGAACTATCCTGAGCACATGCCCGACATTCCAGAGGACCCACCATACAGAGATTTGACTGAGTTTGAACTCTTTAAAAACATTCCGGTTTTAAAAAAATGAAAGACAACATAGCCCTTATTATTGATACCAATTCGAACTACTCTGATGTCTGGCCTCCTTGTTTTGGGAGGCTTGATCAATATGCAAGCGGTATCAAAAAGTATGCTTTCACAGATACGACCAAGGACATTCCTGCAAACATTATTCCTATAACTTATGACAATAACGTTTCATATCGTAACCAGTTTCTGTCTTGCATTGAGCAAGTCAAAGAGAAGTATATAATTTATACAAGTGAAGATTATTATTTATATGATTTTGTTCAGCAGAAAAAGATAGAAGAGATCTCTGAGGTTCTGGACAACACAGAATACAGTTTTTGTAAATTTATAAAAGGACCAGAGAAAGTAGACCACTTCAAAGACGATCTCTACATAATAGATTTTGATAGTCCCAATTTATTTGCTCAACAAGCGTCGCTTTGGGACACACGAGCGTTTGAAAGTGTCTTTCGGGCTGCGCCAAGTGAAAATGGACGAATGCAGCATGAACCAAATGGCGGCGATTACTGTAGACAACTTGGAATTCGAGGTCTCCTGCATTATGGTGGAACTCCCAAGAGAGGCATACACCACCATGATTCAAATATTTATCCTTGCATCGCCACCGCTGTTGTGAAAGGCCAATGGAACTTATCCGAGTACCCAAATGAGATGAAGAGCATTATCGATGAATTTAATATCGATTGCAGAATAAGAGGCTGGAGATAGAATGAAGATAGTTGGTGATTGGTCTGATGATTCATTGTGGGGAGTTGTGCCCTATATGCATAAAAGCTTGCAACCCTTGGGCGACGATTCAACCGAAGAGGCATTGATGAATGGTGCTGCTTGGATTTATAGAAACAATATAAAAGAGCCCTTTATTGATTATAAAAGAAGGTGTTTGTTGGCTCTCTGGAGCCCTTGCGAGTTCACAGCCAAATCTGGTTATTACCACTTTGATCATTATGATTGGTTCACACATGTTTACTGTGTTTGTCCATTTACTTGCAAGTTTATGAATGAGCACTATGGATATGAAAAGTTTAAATACATACCGTATCCATACACCAACATAACGGTCAAAGAATTTGGAAATTATGACGCTGTTTCTTCGTGGATGGGCTCAATTCATGGCGATGATCATATAAAAGCGATTGAGAGCTTGATGAGACATAAATACAAATTCATGACCTCTCAGAAAAACACATGGATGAGGCATCCATATGAATTTTTTAAATGCACACACGTTATGCTTACTAATGATGAAAAGTTGGTCGAACTAAGTAAGTGTAGATCATCTTTGAGCTTTAATATGATTTACATGAGCCCTTCATCAATAAAGAATGATGGTGATGCTTTTATGCATTTTGAAGACGGCATCATGCCGCAATTCAAAGTTCGAACACACGAGATTGCAAGTTGCAAGTCTCTGATGATCGTAAAGAAAGATCCTTGGAATCTGGTCGAGGATTTCTACACACCAGATAAAGAATTTATATATTTTGAAGACTTTAATGAATTAAATGATATTCTTGACGATGTTAACAGTAATTTTAAAAATTATAGAGACATCATAGAGGCCGCTTATCAGAGAAGTTTAAATTATACAGTTGAAAAAATCTATCGTTATATTCAGACTGACGATGATTCACTAATCACTTGGAGTAATAAACATGTTTGAAAACAAAAAAGTATTAATTACTGGTGGTACCGGTCTTGTCGGTCGAGAACTAGTAGAGTTGATGGTTAAACGAGGTGCCGACGTTACCTCTGTTTCATTAGACGAAAACAATCTGGATCCTGCATGGGGAGCCAAATATATCAAGATGGATCTTCGCTCAAAAGAAAACTGCCACAAACTGTGTGAGGGCATGGATTACGTGTTTCACATTGCAGGAATCAAAGGGTCTCCTGTTGTTATGAAGACATTTCAGTATCAGATCTTTAGAGATTTCATCATGATGAACACTAATATGATCGATGCAATTTACAATACGCCATCAGTTAAATGGGGTTTATACACGAGCACTATCGGTACTTATGGACCGGCTAGAACGTTCAAAGAAGAAGACTTATGGACACAAAATCCATCTCCAAACGATTGGTACGCCGGTTGGTCTAAGCGAATGGGCGAAGTCCAAATTAATGCATATGATGAACAATATGAGACAGCAAAGATGTCTATTATCAAGCCCGCTAACATTTATGGAAAATTTGATAATTTTGATCTCCGCACCTCTACTTTGATCCCTTCGTTGACTCGAAAAGTTGCTGAAGCAACAGACACTGTAGAAATATGGGGAACTGGTGAAGCCGGTCGTGATATCATCCACGCCCGTGATGTTGCTCGTGCTGCTATCTTTGCAGTTGAGAACAAAATTTCTGAGCCAATGAATGTGGGTAACGGAAGAACATTTACTATTAAATCAGTTATTGAAGCATTGGTTAAGGTTTCAGGAAAAGATCTTGAAATCACCCATGACCTTACTAAGCCAACCGGTGATCAATTTAGAGTGCCTATTACAGATCGCTTAAAAGGTCACGGTTTTGAAGTCTCTGTTAGCTTGGAGGAAGGTCTTCGTGAAACTTACGAATGGTACATAAAGAATGGCCCCACAAAAGGACGATTTAATCCTTACTATGTTGGAGAGAACAATGATTAATAAAAAATTTATAAGACGATACATAAAAGATCAAACTGCTTTATCTACCGTTGAAGCTATTTTGGCTATCTCTGAACAACGTTCGCGAGACATATTGGCCGCCAACGATTGGTACAAAGACTTGTACATCAATCCAGATGTTGATATTGTTAACAGCCATCCTCAAGTAACCCAACAGGTGCGGGAAGAAATATCTGATTTCTTGCAATTACTTATCGATAATGATGTTAAACATATGCTCCAAATTGGTTTGGGACACTGGGGTTCAACTCACTTTATGCTTAGTCTTTTGTTAGACCATATGACTACTATTGAGTACGATAAGGAATTCATTGAAAGATACTTGCCTGAGATGGACTTGGATCATGAAACAATAATTCAGGGCGACTCAACTAAAGCACATGAACTTATCAAAGACGGAGAGTATGACGCTGTTTTTATTGATGGTAACCACTCATACGAATATGTAAAAATGGATCTAGAAAACTACTGGTCAAAAGTAAAGCCCGGTGGTATTATTGCTATGCACGACGTTAACTTTGAAGGCGAGCGATATGGTAGTCCTCGTGTTATAAGAGAATCTGGACTTGATTGGACGTTTATTTCGTACTCTGCTGAGGTTGGTATTGCTTACGTTATCAAGGGGGAAGAATGAAGCAGAAGATGCTGATTTGCGGTGCTGATGGATTCATTGGTAAAACCGCCCTTGATTACTTCAAAGATCGTTATGATATCACAGCTACTCTTTTCAACAAAGATGTTCCTCAAAGAGGCGTCGTTGAGGGAGTGGAGTATGTTTCAATTGACCTCAGAGTAGAATCTGAGGTTATTGATCTTTTTGAGAGCAAAAGATTTGATGTCGTTCTTCAGGCCGCCGCAACAACCACCGGCGCTAAAGACGTAGTAGAGCGACCATATGTTCACGTTACAGACAATTCTGTGATGAACTCTTGGATCTTTCGAGAAGCAATGCGCACCAAGGTTGGACACTTGCTGTTTCCAAGTTGCACCGTGATGTATCAACCAAAAGATCATCCACAATCAGAAGCAGACTGGAGCCCTCTGGATGAAATCTATCCTGCTTATTTTGGTGTGGGTAACATGAAAGTGTTTTGTGAGAAGATGTGTGACTTCTATTCCAGAATTGGTGAGACCAAGTTTACTGCTTTCCGCCATTCAAACGTTTATGGTCCATATGATAAATTTGATCTCGATAAGTGTCATGTTGTCCCCGCATTTGTTAATAAAGTAATCAATGCAGACGAAGTTCTTGAAATTTGGGGACAAGGAAGAGCATCCAGAGATATTATTTACATTGACGATTTGATAGACTTTATCGACAAGTGTATCGAGAATCAAGAAAGCAAATATGAGCTTTATAATTGTGGTGCTGGCCAAGCATATCCTATCTTGGAGTTGGCGAAAACAATCATGACCCTGAATGGTAAAGATCTAGAATTTAAGTTCGATTTAACTAAACCAGATATCCCGACCACCGTCATTCTGAATTGCGACAAAGCAAAGAATGATCTTGGATGGGAACCGAAAACATCTGTTGAGGAAGGCTTAAAGAGAACCTCGGAGTGGTATATAAACAATGTACGATGATATTGTGTTTTTTGAGGGTAAGTATTTTGAAAAAAGAGGTAATATCTACACTATTTTCAAACAAGAAGATATGCCTGAAGGTGTGACGTTCGTTCAAGACAAGATTTCAAAATCATTCCAAGGAGTGATTCGTGGTTTTCACGGAGACAATAAAACTTGGAAATTGATTACATGCTTGCATGGTAAAGTAAAACTTGTTACTTACAACATAGACACAGATAAAAAAAGCACATATATGTTAAACGGTGATGATCATTATATTAAATCAGTGCTTGTTCCTCCTAGAACTTTAAACGCGCATCAATGCTTGAGTTCTAATTGTATTTTTTACTACAAGTGGAGCGAATTATATACCGGACCCGAAGACCAGTGGAGTGTGCATTATAACGATAGCACCATAAAACCACAATGGGCCACAACATTTCATAATATAGTATCAGACAGGGATGAAAACGCCCAAACCTTGCAGGAGTTGAAAGAACATGTTAACAGCCAATGATTTAATAAAGTTCGAAGAAGAAATAGCACAAATCTACGAGGCAGGACTTATCAAAGCACCTGTGCATCTTCGTGATGGGAATGAACAAAAGCTTGTGGATATCTTTGCTGAACTTGAGATTACAAAAGAAGATTATGTTTATTCAACATGGGCAAGTCATTTGCACGCATTGTTGAAAGGGATCCCAGAAGAGCGTATAAAACAAGACATATTAGAAGGCCGATCAATCACGCTTCATTACGCAGATTACAACTTCTATAGTTCTGCGATTGTAGGAGGAATTTCTCCTATCGCTGTAGGCACAGCCATGGCTCTCAAGAGACAGGGAAAACAAGATAGAGTATATTGCTTTTTGGGTGATATGGGTTTCAGAACTGGTATCTCTCATGAGTCTATTGTTTACTCAATAGGGAAAGATTTACCAATTACTTTTATAATTGAAGACAATGGTAAATCAGTGGGAACTCCCACAGAAGCCAGTTGGGGCTCGATACCAACAGAATCTATATATGAAATATATAAAAAGATGTCTGAGAATTCAGAGGCTGAGGTCATTTATTATAAATACGAAATGTCTTATCCTCATTCAGGCACCGGCGTTTTTGTGGAGTTTTAAATGTCAACTTATAAAGAAGAAGTATACAAAGCGATGGAATTATTGGGAGCCCATCCCAAAACAATATTTATGGGCCAAGCCATAGAATACAAGGGAACAGCCTTAACCCATCAGGTAAAAAAGTTCCCAAACGAGAAGCTTTTGGAATTACCGGTTGCCGAAGAGTTCCAAGCGGGTATTGCACTAGGATTAGCGATTGAGGGTTTCATACCAGTTTCAATGTATCCTCGAATGAATTTTATAATTCTGGCTATGAATCAGATCGTTAATCATCTGGATAAATGGGAAGCAATGTCCATGGGCCAAAGTAAGCCAAAGATTATTATGAAAGCCGTTGTTGGCTCGTCTTATCCGTTGGATCCGGGCCACCAACACAAAGCAAACTACACCGAATGCTTCCGCAGCGCATGCACCAACATTGATGTGGTTGAATTATTATATCCGTTTCAGGTGATGCCCGCATACGAAAGAGCACTTAATGGCGATCGATCAACTTTAATTATTGAACATGGAGACTTGTACTAATGAAAAGAATAGAATTTGGAGAATTGAGAATCGGGGAGAAAGCCCGTAAAAACTTGATGAATGTTTGCGATACAAATTGGGCCTCTGGAGGTCCAAAAGTAAAAGAACTTGAATTAAAATGGAGCGACTTGTTTGATTATAAGCGAAGTGTCGCAACCAGTTCAGGGACAGATGGATGTATAAATGCATGTCTTTCCTTATATGATCTTAAAGACGCCAAAAGAAACGTGAGCGAAGTCATTGTTCCGGCACTATCATTTATCGCCACCTCTAATGCAGTTAGAGCAGCTGGTCTTGTTCCACGTTTTGTAGATGTAAAGCGCGAGACCCTTAATATAGATGAATCTAAGATTGAGGAAGCGATCAATGAAAACACAGTGGCTATCCAAGTTGTTCACACAATGGGTCGAATGGCTGAGATGGATGTTATTTGTGAAATAGCCGAACGCCACGGCTTAATTGTTATTGAAGATGCATGTGAAGCACATGGAGCAAAATTTAAAGACAAACTTGTTGGCCACTGGGGAGACATGTCTGTATACAGCTTTTATGTTGCTCATTTGGTATGCTGCGGAGAAGGCGGTATGGTATCCACCAACAGTGACGAAATCGGCGATCTGATTTTCTCAACCAGATCTCACGGACGCCCAGTTAATTCTGTATATTTTGATCACCAAAGAACAGGCATAAACTCTAAAATGAACGATATGGAAGCCTCTGTTGGCTTGGAAGCGATCGACGTTTTTTGGGATACGTTCTGGACACGTCATGCTTTCATGAAGCGTATGCGTAAAGCGGTTGAAGGCTTTGAAGATGTTGCATGGTTCTCAGAGGAAGACGAAGGAAACATCAACTGTCCTCATGGATTTAGTATTACTTGCAAACACGAGGGCAATATTGAAATAATAAAAGATACATTCGATAAATATAACATACACCATAAGCGAAACTTTGGTTGCATCCCGACCCAACATGGTGCTTTCGAAGATATGGGCTATTCTCTTGGAGACTTCCCAGAGGCCGAGTGGGTTGGAATGAATGGTGTACATATTGGGTGTCACCAGTATTTAAGCGATGATGACGTAGAACGTATTTGTACTGCGATGCGAGAAGGTCTTGCATTGTGTAGAGGAGTTTAAAATGAGCGAAAGAAAATATTTACCCACCTTGTCTGAATTGGTAGACAGATTATCCATTGTACAACTTAAGGAAGTCTTTATTCCCGAACACAAAGAAGAATACGCTCAGGAAATTTCTGATATTTTACATGATATCGACTTGACACTGAAGGAAAAAGATGTTATATTAGATAGCAACACTGTAAGAGCAATTGTAGTTCTGTCTCAAATGAACCTGCATATCTGGCACAACGAGTCAAACTATCGCAAAGGTATTAAAGACGGAAACAATCTTGAACTTACCCACGGCCTCAATGGTATTAGAAATACTGCAAAGAATAAAATCCAAGAAGTTGCCGGTGGTAGAAAAGATTACAAAATAGATTGTCTAGCAGCAGAATTTAAAGATTGGGATATTAGTTGGAATGAGTAAAATTTTAGTAATTGGCGACGGGTGCAAAGATGTACATGTTTATGGTCGTTGTGAGCGACTAGCACCGGATGCGCCTGTGCCCGTCTTTATTCCCAATTACGAAAAAAGAAACCTTGGAATGGCTGGTAACGTTTATCAAAATGTTGTTTCCATGGGATCTCCAGCGATACTTAAAACAAATAGCCTTGTGATCGAGAAGAAGCGCTATGTCCACGAAGAGACAAACCACATGTTTCTCAGAATTGATTCCGGAGAAAATAATATTCAGAGGATTGAAGACCTGACTATTGACTTTATCTCCGGTTTTGAACTTATAATCATATCAGATTACAACAAGGGATTCTTGCTGGAAGAAGATATACAGTTTATATGCGAGAATCACCCTCTTGTTTTCATCGACACAAAAAAAATAATTGGAGATTATTGTAAGGACTGCACTTATATAAAAATAAACAAGAATGAGTACGCAGCTTCAATGAAGTTTATAAAAAAGTCTTCGTGGGCAAAAGACAAAGTTATTGTTACTTTGGGCTCTGATGGCTGTAAATTAGGAAACAAAACCTATCAGGTTGAAAAAGTTGAGATTAAAGATTTGTGTGGTGCTGGAGACACATTTATGGCTGGTCTTTGTGTGAACTATTTAAAGTCCAAGAACATTGATGAAGCAATTGAATTTGCTAATCAGTGCGCTACTGAAGTAGTTCAACTAAAAGGAGTTAACACAGTCAATGAAATTTCATGAATATTATCAATATTATCTCACATTACATCAAAATAAATGGTGTAGGAGATTACATGTGCTGGGACAGTTTGTTACCATCGCGTTTATAATCGAGGTTATATACCTCCAAGTTTGGCCACTTTTGGTGCTCGCACCGTTTGTAATATATCCGTTTGCATGGACTGGCCATTTCGTGTTTGAAAAAAACAAACCGGCTGCATTTTCTAACCCATTGTGGGCCAAGGCGTGTGACTGGATTATGCTAAAAGATTGGATCTTAGGGAGATTAGAAAGATGAAAATTTTGATAACTGGAGGCGCTGGTTACATAGGCAGCGAATTAGTTGGCTTTTTGCTTAGCAGCGGCCATGAAGTTCAAGTTTTGGATCGTCTGGATTACGAGCCTGATTCGCTTTTGCGATATGTTGGTCATGAAAGTTTCGACTTTGATCGCTTGGATGTTCGTAGACTAGACATTATGCAGAAATATGTTGAAGACGCCGATGTTATCATTCCTCTCGCTGCGCTTGTTGGTTTTCCTTTGTGTGACCAGAGACCCCGTGAGGCCACCGAGGTAAACTTGGACGTTAACCAATGGTTAGCAGAAGTTAAAAGAGATGATCAAATTTTGATCTATCCTTGTACAAATTCAGGTTACGGTGTTAGTGTTGATGGTTCAGTATGCACAGAGGAATCCCCTTTGAATCCTGTATCATTATACGGCAAAACCAAGGTTGCAGCAGAAGATATTTTTAGACAAACCGAGGGATGTTGCACAGTTCGTTTGGCGACTGTCTTTGGTCCCTCAAGTCGTGCTCGCACTGACTTGCTTGTTAACAATTTTGTATTAAAAGCAATCAAAGATCGCGTTTTGGTTTTGTATGAATGTGAGTTCATGAGAAACTATGTCCACATTTGGGATGTATGTCGTGTGTTCGAATTTATTATGGAGAACTGGGATCGCTGCAAGAATGAGACGTTTAATGTTGGAAACGATAGCATTAACATGAATAAATTACAACTTGCCGAGAAGATCAATGAACAGATACCTATCGAGATTATCCGAGCAGAATTTACGCAAGATCCAGACAAAAGAGACTATATTGTGAGTAGCCAAAAACTTTACGATCTAGGATTCAAATGTGAATACGATTTAGATTTTGGAATCAATCAGTTGATCAAGATGTATAAACTTATAGATAGACCGTGGTATGCTAACTACTAAACACGTATGGGTTAATGGGTGCTTTGATATCTTGCACCGAGGACACTTGGAGCTCTTCAAGTACGCTAAGAGCTTTGGTGGGACTGTGGTCGTTGGTATTGACTCTGATTCTCGGGTGAAGTCTTTAAAAGGAGATAGTCGCCCAATCAATAATCAAGATGATAGAAAGTTTATGTTAGAGTCAATCAAATACATTGATAAGGTAGTTATATTTGATTCTGAAGCGAGACTGAGAGATTTAATTTGTCTGTTTCAACCAGAGGTTATGATAGTCGGCTCTGATTATCGAGAGAAAACAGTAATTGGTTGTGAGCATGCAAAAGAATTAAAGTTTTTTGAGCGTATTGGGGATTATTCTACCACCAATATTTTGGAGTCACAATGACTTATGTTTTTGATATAGACGGTACTCTTTGTACCAATACATTTGGAGATTATGAAACTGCGCTTCCAATCGAGAACCGCATAAAAAAAGTTAACGAACTATTTGAGGAAGGACATATAATTATTTTATTAACGGCCCGAGGTATGGGCCGGTCCGATAATTCGGCTGCTTATGCTGAAGCAGCGTTTAGAAAGCTCACAGAGGAACAACTCAAAACATGGGGAGTAAAATATCATCAACTGTTTTTGGGTAAACCCGCTGGAGACTATTATATTGACGATAAAGGAATGAAAGATGAAGACTTCTTCAACGCAGGAAATTAATTTTGTCCCCAAAGGATGGGGTTTTGAAAAGTGGTTTCACAATTCAGAAAAGTATTGTGGAAAATTGCTTTATTTTGTAAAGGGCAAGAAATGCTCTTGGCATTATCACAAACTGAAGGACGAAGTATTCTATGTCCAGTCTGGAAAGATACTCGTTTATTACTCGGACCAAGATGATATAGACAAAGCACATACCACAATTCTTGAAGCAGGAGACAATTTTCATGTCTACACGGGCTTAAGACATCGAATGGAAGCACTGGAAGATACTGAGCTGTTTGAGTTTTCGACTCAACATTTTGATAGCGACAGTTATAGGATCGAGAAGGGAGATTAAATGAAATTAGTTGTAATCACCGGATGCTTGGGGCTTATTGGCTCGCATGTAACAAAGCGCTGTTTAGCAAAGGGCTGGCAAGTATATGGTATTGATAAATGTACTTATGCAGCAAACCTAGACTTACTAAAAGACTTTGAGATGTTTGAAAACTTTACTTTCATAAAAAAAGACATCGCTGATGTTGCTTATCTGCCTGATTGCGATTACGTCATTAACATAGCAGCGGAGTCCCATGTTGGAAACAGCATTATTGAATCAGAGGATTTTATACACTCAAATGTGGTTGGCACCAAGAATTTGCTTGATTTGATCCGTAAAAAGCCAAAAAACGTTGATAATCAACCGATCTTCTTTCACTTCAGCACCGATGAAGTTTATGGTGATATTGTTGATGGAGAACATATAGAGACGGATATTCTGAAACCAAGCAACCCTTATTCTGCATCAAAAGCCGCCGCCGACATGCTTATATTTGCATGGGCTCGCACTTACGGCCTTAAGTATCTTATTTTGAGACCTACGAATAATTACGGCCAAGGACAATACCCTGAAAAATTGATTCCGGTTTCGGTCAAACTTCTACAGAGAAACAAAAAAATAAGACTTCATGATGAGGGCGAGCCTGTAAGAAACTGGCTCCATGCCGGTGATACTGCTGAGGCGGTTATTTGCATTATCGAATCGGGAACTTACGATGAGATTTATAATGTCGCAGGTGGATTTGAACAAAAAAACAAAGAAACAGTTAAAAAAATAGTTGAATGTTATTTTGACGATGATCGTAATTACCTTGATTATGTCGATTTGGGATATAAAAGAGAAGGCCAAGACGTTCGCTATGCCCTTAATGATGATAAATTAAGATCTCTCGGGTGGTCCCCCAAAAGAATATTTGATGATGAAATCAAAGATCTTGTTAATCACTACAAGAAACACTTTAGATGGTAAAATGACTGAATTTGAACTAACGGTTGAGAAAAATAAGGAACTTAAAAATTGCCTTGTTGAGTTAGAAAAAAAATGTAAAGCTTTAATAAAGCGTATTGACGATGAAGGTCTTGGTGTTTATCATTCAGTTAACTCCGATATATTTGAGATGGCGACAAGAATATATAAAGTCAGCGCAATGTTGGGGTATATGAAAACATTTAATTTAGAATTAGATAATTTGAAACAGGAGAAAAAATGAATCACACTTTATCAAATCAAGCCATTGGAGCAATTATGATGGCGCTCCAAAAATCCCTTCTGGAACAATCTGATATTGTACCAGTCCTCCAAGGGTTTGAAATTCAGGTAGACGACTCAGGGCAACTTGTTGTTATGAACCCACCGGTCGTTAAAGCACCAAACACAGAGGGTGAAACTATTGAGACGAGTCTCCAGTAGTGCCTAGATATTACTATCGTTGTGAAGCTTGCGAAAGTGAGTTCGAAATCCGCCACGGAATGTCTGAGACACAAACAGAGTGCCTTGAATGTTCCTCTTCCGGTATGCTCACTCGCATCCCACAATTGATACAGAGAATTGAAGTAAGGCAGGATAAATCCACAGCCAAAGACCGTGTTACTAAAGCGATAGAAGAGAATCGTGAACTTTTAGCACAAATGAAAAAGGAAGGGCACCCGAATGACTATAACTAATTGGCTAATTATTGCTATAACTTTGTCTGGTGCAGTTAATATTTTTATGATTTGGTACATCAGGAAACTGTTGTCCAAGATATTATTTGTGTCTCAAAATCTTACCGATTTGGTAGATCTTTTAGGCATTTACAGAGAACATTTGAGAAAGATATACTCCATGGAAATGTTTCACGGAGACGAAACAATCCAATTTTTAATACAACACACAAATTCATTGCTTGATGTACTGGAGGACTATAGCGATATTTATTTAATGACCGAGCCGATGGAGCTTGACGAACTAGAGGACGAAGAATCGTATGACGAAACGACGAGGCCGGAGAAGGACTTCTCCGAAAAGGATGTATTTTACGGAGGTACACGAGGCGGCAATAGTTGAATATTGCTCTTCAATTTGTAATGAGAGAAAATCTGAACTTTATGTGGAGTTTATACAGCCCACATTCAACGAGATGGTTGATAAAATAGTTTATTCATATCACTTCACATCCTTAGCAAATATTGATGATTTGAGAGCAGAATGTAAAGCATGGCTTGTGACTATATTGGATAAATTTGACCCCGCAAAGGGTTCTAAGGCGTTTTCATACTTTAGTGTTGTGACCAAAAACTGGTTTATTCACAAAGTAAAGAAGCAGACTAAGCGATGTCAGCGAGAGATCGAATATGATCTTGTTGCTCGCGAGGTCTACGAACAAGAGGTGCAAGCAGAATCAAACTATCTAACCAAAAGGGAAAAGGATGATTTTTGGCTAAAACTGTGGGAAGAGATCGAATCATGGGGAACCAATGATATGCGAGAGAATGAAAAGAAGGTCTATGAGGCTATCAAGATTGTTCTTTCCTCTGCCGATGAAATCGACATCCTCAACAAAAAAGCGGTTTATCTTTACTTAAGAGAACTCACAGGATTAAACACCAAACAAATTGTAACCCAATTAAATAAAATGAGAGAAAAATATCGTGATTTCAGAAGCGACTGGGACAACGGTAAAATTTAACTGGAAACTAATTACACTATGAGTAAAAAACTTGATGAAACCATTGAAAAGGCCCTTAAAAACATAGAAGAGGACCGCAAAATCACTAGAGAGCTTCTGGACGACGCGATCAAATACGTCGCCGTAGACGAAGCACGACATCGAGAAGTGGGTATCATAATGTCTAAATATGTTGAAACCCTTCAGAGATCTAATGAGCAACTTGTTAAGGTCGCTGGCTTGATGTCCAAAAATGAGAAATCAGTGGGATTATCAGATTTAGATAAAAATGACTTGTTTGATATGATTTCCGGTGATAAGAAAAATGAGTGAAAGTATATTTTCAAAATTCTTCCGTGCAATGCAAGATAGAACTGCACGCCATGAAATTGAAGAAGAGCAAAAGCTTGAGAGAAATTTTAAGAAAAATATATTTTCAGGTAAAACCACGTTCATCGGGATCGTAATGAGCGACCCCGGCGCTGTACCAGATATCTCTGAGGGCCAAGTTACACAGAACAACTTTAGAGCTGTAAAGGTTTTCATTGAAGGAGTCGATGATTCTTTTGTTGACCCCAAAGCAATTATTGATTCCATGGCCGATGACGAAAAACAATCCGAGGCATTTAACAATGTTGTCGGAGGACTGCTCACAGCATATCCAGATAGTGAACTCAAAGCTGGGGAACCAAACCCAAATTTTCAAATGGGATGTCGTGTTGAATTAAGATTCTTTGAACAAGGCCCACAATCGGATCATCATGGAAAAATGCGAGGTCTTAGATATACCAAAGTCTTGAATTCGTCTGATTCTAGATATTCTGCACTTGCAGGTCAGTTTGAGCCTTTTGGTAATTCATCGTTTAATACGGGCACTCCCCAGACTGTTGGTAATGTTGAGGCCATGTTTTTCAAAAAGATGTCTGCTATATCTTTTATAGACAGACTGAAGGCCGATCGTGCATTTGCAGGTTATTCAGATGCTGCCCTTGCAGGTGTTGCAGCCAATGCGAACGCCGAGTCTGCTTTTTACTCTACAGCCGCTGGCGACCAGCGCGTTGCTGGAGCAGAAGAAAGAGCCATTCCAACAGTAAATGGTATAAGTAAGAACCCCGGTAAATACTGCTCTTTTGGCTTCTTTCAGCTAAATGTGTGCGGAGGCGGTGCCGAGGGCATGCTTATTGCTAAAAAATATAAGTTTATGAATGACGATGGTACATGGACCTCCACTGGGCAACAAGATTTTATTACTTTTATTCAAAAAAACAATGGCCAAGAACAATTAAATTATGTTGGCCCAAGGTTGGTGCAACTGGGATTAGATAGGACCACAACCAATCCTTACACTTTTGGTTATGAAATGTGCGTTAAATTTGAGAACCCTGCGAACGCCAAAGAAAAAGGCAAAGAAAGAGGCGCCACTGCTGAAAAGATATTGCGCGACTACCAAGCTGCCAAAGCAGCCCCCGCAAGCAACAACTAATAAGTTTTTGTTTAAAAAAACATAAAGGAATTACACATGGCTGGAAACTTAAAACAAGACGGAAAAGCAATTGACGTACAATGCCTCTCGTTTACAAACGAAGATATTAAAGAGGTTATCGCATCAGGTGAATTTACTGGCCCTTTTCACACACCTTTGGCTGAATGTATTCCGGTTTACGATCAAGCACCATCTGAAACAGTCATGGCTGGTGAAAATAATGCTTTTATGATACTTGGAAGAGACAGACCGTATTCAAACGGCTCCGGCAAAGGTGCGTTTGGTGGTAAGTGTGGCCGTGTCCATCTTATAGCAGGGCTAGCATCTGCCTACAGAGCAAACAATGATGCTTTAGTTACTGGGCCAAATCTAATCACAGATGCAGCCACTGTTTATATTTCTGAAAGATCAAATATTGATGAATATTTTGGACTACCTACCGGAACAAATAGAAGCGCCAATGATCGCTCAGCAGTTGCACTAAAAGCAGACCACATTAGAATTGTTGGGCGAGAGCACGTTAAAATTTATGCCGGTCCATGCTTGAACTCATCAATCAAAAAAGAGACGCTTTCCACTGGTGGGTCACTTGATGCACGTGGAAAAATTGACCTCATAGCAGGAGATTCGGAGAATCTACAGCCAGCAGTAAAGGGAAATGATTTAAAAGAATACCTCGGAACTTTGACTGATATATTGGAAGATGTTGTAGCAGGAATGGCTGACTTGAACAATCGAATGATCAGAATGAACAATGCTCTTCTTTTGCATACACATCCTGTAGGTGGTGTCGGTGTTGGTATTGCCCTTCCAAGTGTCGGAACTCTTCCGTTTGCTATCGGAGCAGACTACCCAAAAGGCTTCAAGGCTTCTCTTAATAACCTTTTAAATCAATTTAATTTGGTCATTCAGGAGATCAATTTTGGTGACTATGAAGATAGGCTTCCAATTTTAGGAAAGAGAAATTATTTATCAGATAGCGTATATATAACATGAGCGAATCAAATCCATCAAAATTCTTAAACAAACAAGAAGATGTCTGTTTACCAACCCAAGAAGCGACTCCTCCTCCAAAGGTGTGCCCAACTTGTATACCTGATCCAAATGCAATCGAGGTGGTGTGGCACCAAAACGAAGAGCCATATCTTGATAGAAGAACGTGCGAATATGTTGTCCGAGTTAATGTTAACAACGAAGGCGATTCTTATGATGTGTCTCAAATTAGAGATTCAGGTAAAAGTCTAAAAGAAATCATTGATTCTTATAAGATAGCAGGAATTTATCAATTGTTGCGATTCTTTGATAAGGAGATATCAAACGATGTAGTGTTCGCTTTTCCTGATAGCCCTCAAAAACTTCAAAGAATGCTTAAGGAAAAGAACGCAACAACCGAACAATTGATTGAGGTTGTAACTCAACAAGTTCAAAACGGAAGTTATGACTCGTACGGTATACAAGAGGCAGTACTTCAAGCTTACAATCTGTCCAATGCCGATGGTTTTAATCCTGAAGGTCTGGAACTCTATGCAAGATCCGACGACTATTGGATTTCTACATATCAATCTCCCAAAGGGGGCGTGCCTATCTGGGTAAAGGTTGTAATACCTGCATTTATATTTGATAGAGTCCCTGCTGAACAATTCGTTGAAGAACCAGAGGATGCCGCAACAATTAAAGAGGTTGTCCTCGACGGTATAAGAGTTAAAGGCCAACTTAGAAGGCTGAAGCGTACCTTGGATGTATACAGCAAATATCAGGCCATGTGGTGGCAAACCGAGAAAGGTAAGTTGGTATTTCAGAAGGATCCCGTTATTGGATCATACAAGAATTCGTTTTATTGCAAAATATATCCAGAAAAATTAGACACGGCTTTGGACGACATTGAGGAACTGATTGAGGCTCAAACTCCATACAAGCTTAGATCGATAGTGACTCCCAAATCTGTTATCAAGATTAAGATTACATTCAAGAGCGAAAACGAAAATAATCCCTATTATATCAAAAAACTAGAAGTTATGGGCAATGATTGTCCAGAGTACGAAAGAATTAGTTTAAATCGATTAAAAAAATCTGATGGCGTTAAATATAAGGCACCGTTCAACAACCCCACCGTGATGGGGTACATAGCACAACTTAACGATATAGAAAGTGATTTAAATTCACGAGAGACCCCTCCGTGGCTTGACTTCTTGGTGCAATATACTTACCCCGAACTCTCTTTGGATTACGGTAATGAGACAGCAGAGACTTCTGTCGTTGAGGCCGGTACTTCAATATTAGGATGCGTTATAGACAATCAGGGTGGAACCGAAGGTCTTCGTGATTTCTTCTTCGACCAAATCATTTCGACATGGGATAGTCTTCAATATAAATGGAACCAGAACGCTTGTAAGATATTAGCCGCTGGAGCAGCCGCCTCCAGAGGAGACGACAAGGCACTCGACAGGCTAGAGAGTGATCTCGCTGATGAAAACTTCAATGCTCAAAACCCAAGTTTGTTTGATGCTCGCCGTGACCATCAAGATTCTTTGGGCAGCGAACGTGTTCAAGAGGGGTTTGATAGTCTCAAAAACTTACAGACAACGATAGACTCCGAGAATGAGAAAATTGTTGGATTTAAAAGAGAAACAGAGTTCTTGATAGGACGTATAAGTTCCCGAATGCAGGATTTCGCAGCTTACGAACTCATACTAAGTTTTGAAAACAAGCCACTTAGGAGCAAACCCGCCGACGCTAGACTTACCGCTAACAATTACGGCATAGATACATTGGATGATATAATCGATGAACTTGAAGAGGTCATTAAAAAAATTGATGAAAGCCAAAATACTATCGATGAATCTCACGCACAAATGGTGTTTTTAGAAAACTCAAACGCTAGAGAAAGAGAACGAAAACAAAATCAAGAACGCAGAAAAGCAACCCGAGAAGCAAGATCGGAAAAACGCGCTGCTCGACGCTCGTGGGAAAGTATCTATGATCAGGCTGACGAGATTGAAAACAAAAGAGATCTACGCAGAGAACAGAGGAAACAAAGAAGAGAAGATCGTCAATTCTTTAAATCTGAGGCGAAAACAAGACGAAGAAACCGAGGTTCGGAAAGAGGCGAAGACCCCTTTGTTCGGGCTGCAAGAGACGCAGTGTTAGAATCTTTTGAATTTGAAGGTTCGCTGATTTCTATATTTCTAACTGAAGAAGAGTTCTCATCTTACGGTTTGGCTGGGTTAAATACCAGTAGACTTGCACGAAAGAAGGGCCTAAGCGCAAAACAGCGTCTTAAAAATTTTATAAGCAACTTTGGTCTTTGCGGATTCACCAAGCTTATTCAGAAAGCAATTCGTTGCTTGATGGCTGGTATGGATCTGGACACGGCTCTACGGACTATCATACGCTCTACTCTTGAGAACATGGCCCCCGGCGGTATGGAAAAGCTTCTTTTGGGCTTGGATCCTCGCAAACAACAAGACATTAAAGATTATGTTGCTAGAACTTTTAGAAACATGCCCGCACCGTGGGAAACAAACTATGATCCGGGAAGAATCGTTACCGATCAAGAAGTACAATTACAACAAAACTCGGCGGTCTCCGATCAATTCAAATCAAAACAAGCACAAGTTGAGGCTAAAAAGTCTGAAATACAACTTATTGAATCATTCTTATCAGAACTAAAAACATATCTTGAAACGACTGCTCGGTTTCTTGGAGATGATAGCTCTGCTCTAAGGCTGCCTGAAGGCATTGTCTTGCAACAAGGATCTCAAGGAAAAGACGTCAGTACACTACAGCTGATGCTTATTGGCTTATACGGGCCACCAATACCAGACGAATTTGAGTGGACTGCTGTAGGTTTTGAAGAAGACGGTAAATTTGGACCTAATACAAAAACAGCAGTTGAATTTTTTCAAGAAAGAAACCTTTTAGAGAAAACAGGAATTGTAGACGCTGCAACCATAGCCGTTCTGAATCCCCCAAAAGACCCCGGCGATCGTATCGATACAGGAGTGATCAACAGGATTACAGCGATTTTGGGCAAGACAGACGAAGAGAGCAGGATTTTAACACAATTCCAGAATCAACTCTTTAGCACCGCTGATTCAAGAGGCGCAGATCTCATTTCCAGTCTACAAAAAGAGATAAGAGATTTAGAAGCAGAATCTACAGCATTGGGTGGAGAACAACTAGATTACTGGAACTCGCTTTCTACTGAGGAGCAAGATCAAATGATTGCTGATGCCAGAAACCAAACTGGTGCAGTAGATATAACCAACCCAGATCAAGTGCAACAGGGATCTATTGGTAAAGCATTAGGCAACGTCCAGAAAGCAGTTTTTGATGCGTATGTTGAGGCATTCATGACTTTGGTCGGAATTCAAGATTTGTTCGCTGCGCTGGACAAAATTCCGGGTGCAAAATTGATCGGACGAATAATTGCTTCTTTTGATTGTCCAAATGTTCACTTTATTTACCCCCCAATTGACTCATTCCTGAGTACGCTCACTTTCCGACAGTGTTTGGATAACGGAAGGTTTGCCTTCCCACGGATTCCAAATTTAGGAAACATCCGCTCTCTACCCAAGATCATATGGGGATTTTTAAAAGAGGCATTCAAAAAAGCCATTGAAGAATTAATAGTCAGGGTTATAACGGCGTTTGTTCTAAAAATACTGTTAACAATCGAGAATGCGCTATGTAAGGCGCTTGAAGCAGTGGGGCAGTTTGCAGCAGAGGCGGTTAAAGGCCCCGAAGCAAACTTTGGCGGCCTGATGAGAGACTTTTTCTGTGGTGATGATGCATCCGACGACGAGATTCAAGACTTTACATCCAGTTTGCTCACATCGATTGGTGTTACTAACAATGAGCTTGATCGATTAGCCAAACAAACAACTCAAAATGATTTGAGAAACAAACATTTACAAATAACTCAAACTATCGCTCGGATATCATCTCGCAGAGAATTGGAACAGCTTATCGTTGCGAATGATGGAGAACAAGACGTAAACACTTTGAGCAGAATATCTTCAACAATCACCCTTCAGTATCCCGAATTTGAAGCGTTCTTTAACACTCCTGAGAAAGTAGCAGCGATATTTTCATCGATTGGTAACTTTTTGACTCCTGACCAGCGACAAGCGGTGAGAGAGAATCTTCAACGTCCCGATGTGGATCTGCCTGTTGATGCAAGCATTTGTTTAACTAACGAACAACTTGAGGATTGGAACAATAAAAGACAAGCACTTCTAACCAACGCTGGTTTAAACCCAGAGGACGCTAAAGACTATGTTGACAAACTGAATGAACAAGCAGAGGATGATTTAGGAGACTTAGCAGATCTCGCTAACCAAGGACCAGAACAGATATTGGGCGATGCAATAAACGATGCTCTGTTTCCAGATACCGGTGGTCGCCTTAAAGACCCATTCTGTGATCCTTCCGCAGGTGGGATTGCACAAATGGAAACTGCTGAATCAGCCGCCGTTGCTGATGAATTGGCTGACGGTGTATTTAGATCATTGTCTCTTGCTTTCTCAAACGACATGATCGGAAAAAGAGACTCGCTTTTGGACAACATTCTTGCTGATACTTGTAATCTTCCCCTCAAACGTCATCAACAAAGAACCAACAATGTGGTATTTCAAATTGACTGGGCCGATTCGCAAGAGGCGTGGGATGCAAAGAAAGAAAGATTTGAACAAACAAAGATCGGCGAGATCTATTTCGGAGCACTTTCCTCTGAGGAGCCCGTTGGTGTATTCCCCGAGACGGTAGGAATCCTTACTAAAGACAAGCTTAATGAAAACGAATTTGATATAAATTACACCTTTGAAACCAAGCGCCGCCCCCAAGTTAAAACAAGGACCGTCAAACAAGTCGGCGATATGAGAGACGTGAAGGTTAAATATAGAACAAAGTACAAAAAGAACCCTGACTTAACTCTCGACTTCTACAACGACAAGGATAGTGGTGTAAGATTTGAGCACGAACTTTGTATGACGTCTTATCAAGATGGAGAAGTCAAGATCGAAAAAGACTTAGGATACAGATCGTTTATTTATTATTACGGCAACGAATACGTCCCAGACCCTGATGATCCAGATGATGACGGCAAGGATATGCCTTACGACAATCTACAATATAGAATAAAGGTAGGTGTGCCCACTGATTTGAGTGGTGGTGCTCTATTAGAAACTCACGGCGGAATCTCAGAGAAGGCTCTTCAAGAATTACAAATCCCTTATCAGGGTGCAATCTTTGCAAGTTATGTAAACTCGATCCTGTCTGGTGCTGGGCATCCATCGTTACCAACGAAGCCTATTGCAAAAGAGTCATATAAAAATTACACCAAATACTTGTATTCTGGAATCATGAAAGGTCTGAACACCAGATTGGATGGAACCCAACCAGAGGGCTATGATTTTGGCTACGAAGCAAACAATCTCACCCCCGATGACTTAATTTATGTTGACCCAGAAGCCACCAGCGATGAAGACACATGGGAGTACACTTACGACAATGAAGAAATGGTCCTCGGCAAGTCAGCCACAGAGAACCCAAGAGTTCACTTTTTAGATCCTTCCATCTACGGAGGCACTTACGTCAATCCTCCAATCTATATTGAGCCACAAAATTTCTCTGGTTGGTTGGGTTTTGCGCAAACCATAGTTCCAGAATTCGATGGTTGTGCTCCGCGACGAACTGACTTCATAGGACTCAGAGAATTAGCAGATAACGTAAGAAAATTAGAGCGTGCAATCCCAATGGACCCAAGACTTAGGGAAGATCCTGATTGTGTAAAACATATACCATTTGATAAAATTTCTGACCCTTCAACGCTTGCTTATTTGGATACCACAATTAAAGCAACAATTAGAATCTATATCACTGAGGCAATGACTAAAACTCTTCCGCTTCTGTCTCACATGAAATATGATAGCAAGAATTACGATTCAGGGTTTGAGTCTCTAATTGTTGAGAGGATGCAAGACGGCTTGGATGAAACTGAAGCACGATTCTCTATTTTTGGTGGAAGAATACAAAATTATAATTATTGGCTTTTGTTCTTAGAGCAAGCAGTACAATCATTGGTCCGCAAAATAGATTTGGGAGAAATTCAATCTAACTCCGAGATCGATGAAGCCCGAAACAAAATAAATAAAGCACAAAGAAACTTTGTTTACCCAAGTAAGGAAGCATTTATTAAGATCCGAGGCACTTCACCGGCCCTTCTAAGATATACACCGCAAGGCCAAGAAGCAAATGCAAGAGGAGAAGGCGGCATCGAAGTAGTCAATCCTTCCAAGATTGAAGAGGAATACCGCAATCAACCAGCGGTCAGACAAATACTGCGCGGACTGTATATCGCTGGTTTTGGATCCTTAGCTAAAATGGGTAACTTTGTTGACCAAGAAGTCGAATTGAGACCTAACTTTTTGACTCTCAATGGAGCTCGTTTTGCTTCAAAGATAAACACCATACACAATGTTCGAGGAGCAGCAAAAACTTTGTTGAAATACTTGGTTAAGAGTGAATTAGAAACAATGTCCGTTGAACTAAATGAGAACTTGAAAAACCCACCATACATCGACAGCTATCACAAATACACATTTGCACTCAGTGACGTCTATGCTGGTACAACTTTAAGATCTGGCCTTACTGAAACAGAGAAACCAATTGTAGATGGTGAGATAAACTACGGTGATGTTCCAAATGTCGGAGAAGCGCAGACATCAACCCTGTTAGCGACCGGTGGATTTTATATTGAAAAATATATTAGAATCGTGGATAAACCTGAAGAGATGGCGGCAACCAGTCCTTTCTGGAACTCCGGTGATAACCCAGAAAGACAAGAGGGCACCACTGTCCCAGCAACATCAATAGTTACTCAGCGCCCCGACAGCCTGAGAGGGGTTTGCAGTATTCCCGAGTTTGGAGCGTACTTTGCTCAATCAAAAGACCAATTTGACGATTCAACAAACATTTCGGATATCTTTGGAGATGCGATTGCAACAACCACATCTTATGAGGGCTCCACTGGATTGAGATTTGGAGTTCGAATTTGCATGGTGTACGATCCGATAATCGGTGCTCAGATTGACCCTTCAAAAATAGACCCTGAAGTAATACAAAGAGAGAAGGCATTTATCACTTCAATCCCAATCGCTTCTTACGAGCAGGATATTCCAGATATTAAATTTAAAGAACTTGAGTTTTCAGACAAAGATCTGGGCCAAGACTTGAAATGCTATATTGATAATCTTGCCGAATCAGAAGAATATTTGTTTGTTATGAATTATGCATTTGGTATTACTAAGTTGCCTTCACTTTCAATGATGTATGTAAATGAATCGTTCATCGAATCAATTGGCGCTGATGTTGAGAGGGATTTGGATAATATTATAGATCGTTTTGACGATGGCTGGAAAGGAGAAATCTTAAGTGATTCTAAAAGAATATGCCGACAGCTTTTCGCATCTTTTTATAGATCAGACGACTTTGAGAAACCAGAACGAGATGACGGGAGGTCATTAAGAGAGATATTAAATCAATTTAAAGAGGGAAGCATCTTCGGTAAAACAGACCCAGCCATGAAATGGTGGCGTCGAAGAAGATTGCGCTCTAGGCCGTATGATAAAAACGGTAATGAGTGCGCTGGTGAGTTTGCGTCACTATTTAAGAACTAGGAGAACAACATGAGTATCAACCCATTTTTCAAAAAAATAGACCAAACGTCTTACACTTCTATTGCTTACGGCCCTTCTTTAGATGGAGTCACCGACCCATTGGACGATATCACAGACCCAAAGGACCAAGTAAAGCAAAACTTTAGAATGTTGTTACTCACCAGACCCGGCGAAAGAATTACGGATTCAAGCTTCGGAATCGGCATCCAGAATTATTTGTTTGAATTGGCTAACACTGCGACCCAGAGTCAAATAAAGACCAGAATCACAAATCAAGTTGCTATCTATATGCCATACATCACAATAAAGGACTTGCGTGTCGGTCTTGCAAGCGCAGATTCTCAAGCGCTGCGCGTAATCATCCAATACTACATTCCTAGTCTGGATGTTCTTGATCAGCAAGATATGGTTTTTCCAACATAATTGTGCTCAATCACTATTTAATTGGTGAGAGGAATGTTATATGGCCAAGAAGAAAATTGTCCCCATCAAATATACGAGTAGGGATTTTGAGTCAATCAAAAATGATTTAGTAGAATACTCCAAAAGATACTACCCAGCACGAGTGAATGATTTCTCAAAAGCTTCCTTTGCTTCGTTGATGCTGGACACCGTTGCTTACGCCGGTGATATATTGTCTTATTATCTGGATTACCAAGCCAATGAGTCTTTCTTGGATACTAGTATTGAATTTGATAACATTCGAAAGCATGCTAACACATTGGGATACAAATTTTCCGGTATTAAGAATTCATATGGAACTGTCGCACTGTTTGTATTAGTTCCAGCTAACTCCGCTGGTACGGCACCAGACACCACTTATTACCCCATAGTTAAGCGCGGAACTGAATTCATGAGTTCTAACGGTGGCGCTTTTATCCTCACTGAGGATGTAAGATTTGATGATGCTTCCAATGAAGTTGTCGCAGCCAAATTTGATTCTGCAACCGGTGCAACCACATTTTTCGCTGTGAGGGCTTATGGGCAGGTCGTTTCGGGTAGATTTGAAACCGTGACTATTGACCTTACCGATGATGCGTTTGTAAGATTTAGAAAAGTTCGAGTTGGCGGCAACAACATAACAGAAGTATTTTCAGTTATAGACACAGAAGGAAACAATTATTTTGAGGTTGATTTCCTATCTCAAGAGGTGGTCTTTATTGATACCACCAATAAGAACGCGGCCACCGACGGTGTACGAAGTATTATGAAGCCATTCGTTGCAACCCGTCGCTTCGTTGTTGAACAAGATGATACTGGTACGTATTTGCAGTTCGGCTTCGGTTCGGAAACAGCAGAAACCACAGGAATCGTGGAGCCCTCCAAAGCAACAATACAAATGTATGGTAAAAGATATATTACAGATCGCTCGTTCGATCCTACGATGCTCCTCAGAACCAATAAACTTGGCTTATCTCCAGACGGAACAAAGTTAACAGTTGTTTACAAAGTTAATGACTTCACCTCAGCCAATGTGCCCGTAAATGCCCTAAACACAGTTGGTAGAAAGATTGTTGAGTTTGACAACCCTGATTCGCTGGTTGCCTCTACAAAACGAACTGTCGAAAACTCTCTTGAAGTAACTAACGACGAGCCAATCTCCGAGGATACCTCTGGGATTTCTAACGAAGAATTGAAGGTTCGAGCCAAGAACCATTACGCTGCACAAAACCGAGCAGTAAGTAAGCAAGATTACGAATCTTTGTGTTACAGCATGCCTCCTAAGTTTGGATCGGTAAAGAGAGCAAACGCTATCAATGACCCAAGTGGAACGAACAGAAGGCTAGCACTATACCTTATCTCAGCCGATAGTAACGGCAAACTAACAACAACCAATTCAGTAACAAAACAAAATCTGAAAAAATGGATCTCAAGCTACAAAATGCTCAATGATGTAATAGACATCTACGATGCTAAGGTCGTTAACTTTGGGATCGACTTTGAGATAAGCGTCACACGAGATTCTAATCCAACCGACGTGACCAATCGTGTAATCAATAAAATCATTGCTGACTATGATTTTGATTTTTATATCGGTGAGCCGATTTATATCTCCGAGATTGCAAACATAATAACCAAAGTCAACGGCGTTTCTGATTTAAAGAAAATAAAAATTTATAATAAAACTGGCGGCCTTTATTCTGCTACATCTATTGATTTTGACGACATCAAATCACGAGATGCTACATTCTATAAAGCACCTAAGAACGCTATTTTTGAATTAAAATACCCGCTCAAAGATATTAAGGGAGTGGCTAGATAATGGCTATTAAAAGATATTTTGCTACAAAAGACAATACAATTACCAATTCGTTTAAAGCGGACTTGGTTACACGAGGTACTGGCTCCAATATGGGTCAGGCAGATATTTTAGAAGTTTTTTCAATATATGGCCAAGCAACAACTTCATCGATTGAATTAGAAAGATTTATAGTACAATTCAACACAACTGATATTAACTCCGATAGAGACGACGGCCTTTTACCTGCATCTGGAAGTTTAAAGTGGTACTTGAAGCTTTTTAATGCTAGAGGATCCACCACTCTCCCAAGAGATTTTACGCTTAATGTACACCCAATTACCGCAACTTGGGAAGAGGGCTTTGGCTTAGACATGGACAATTACACCGATATCACTTATGATGTTGAAGGTTCAAACTGGGTTAAGAGCGCTGGAAATACCTCGTGGACAAGCCAAGGCGGCGCATATCTGGAGACCCCAAATGCAACCGCATCTTTCCCAGTCGGGAACGAGGATATGGTTCTTGATGTAACCACAATGGTTGAAGATTGGCTTGGTGATGCTCCAACTCGTAACAACTACGGCTTTATAGTCAAGTTGCCCCATGCAATTGAAAGCGGCAGCCTTTCTTATTACACTAAGAAGTTCTTTGCAAGAGGGTCCGAATATTTCTTCAAACGACCCGTTCTAGAGGCCCGATGGGACAATCGTATAACCGACAATCGTGGTGATTTCTACCTTTCTTCCTCTTTGGTTCCCGCTGAGGAAAACATCAATACTCTGTACTTGTACAATTTTGTGAGAGGCAAGTTAAGAGATATTCCGGGTCTCGGTGTAAACAAGCACGTATATGTTTCTTTGTTCTCAGGGACTCTTGATAATACGGCCCCAACCGCCAGTGCTTTACAGTTGGTGGTTGACGGGACTCATGTTAAGTCTACAAACAACTTGGTTGTGACCGGTGGTATTGTTTCAACAGGGATTTACTCTGCATCTGTGGCGTTTACCGGATCTTCTACGATGAGCAAACTGTTTGATGTTTGGTTCACTGGAAGTCTGCATGTTTCGTCTGCCGTAGAAGCCACTCTTCAGTTTCACACTGGAAGTATTGACGTCGAAAAATTTGAGGGCTCAAGCTTCTCTGACTCCAGCAAGTATTTCATAAATTTCACGAATTTGCAAGACGGATACTATCCAAAGCAATCTGCGCGTTTCCGCATGTTTGCAAGAAAAAAAGGGTGGTCTCCAAATATTTACACCGTTGCTCAAGCAACCGTACCTACCTTAACTTTTGAAAGTGCATCATACCAAATTAGCCGAGTGGTTGATGATTATATTGTTATACCATACGGCACAGGAAGTATGTATTCCACATTGTTGTCTTATGATGTGTCTGGAAATTATTTTGATCTAGACATGGAGATGTTAGAGCCCGGATTTTCTTACAACATTAATGTATCAATTTATGATGCTGCTGTCGGCTCTTATATTGAGCAACCGTATCACTTTAAATTTAAGGTAAACGAATATGACTATTAGGGATTTATTTAGTAAATCAAAAGTAGCAATTGTCGAAAGCGCTGAAAGCGCAAGTGCCGACTTAGAATCTACCACATATCTTGATACCAGAATACAAGATAACACCACCTTTGTTCCTTTTTTGGACTTTGGGGATCCAAGCCTTTTTGCTAAGTTTGGTTCTGCGGAAAAATACTACACCACTGGTATTGAGAGAGTTTACAATACATATCCTTACGATGGATCTAAGAGTGAAAGACTACAGTTCGAGCTGTCTTCGTCTTACATCGAACAATGGCTCTTCGAGAACAAATACCCAAAAACAACCGGATATGCAATATTCAGTGCCCCCGGCTGGGGTAACCAAGCATCTACAGCCGATGGTTATGGTTTACCCGTCACCACAGAATACATTACAGCATTCGGCGGTCTTCACACCGCATCTGATGGAATGCTTGAGGGTTCATTATTTAAGAACTTTGATAAATCAATAAAGTATGACTCGGCGAAAAACCGTACACAAAACTTTAGAATCAATCCTTCTGAGGGAACCACCATTGAGTTTTGGCTTAACAAAAAAGCATTCGCTCCGGCCTTAACACAAAAAGAGGTTATCATCGACCTCTGGAACGGAGAGCTATCCTCTTCTTCTGATTATGGCCGTTTGACTCTTTATATGTCTGCATCCGGTGTCGGCGACTCTGGTGCAAACCCATTTAGGGCTACGCTGCAAAAAGGCACACAAGGATTTAGTGATCAAGCGTTAGCCTCCAGCAACCTTACAACTGCTTCGGTTGCAGACTCCAGTTGGCATCATTACGCAGTTTCTTTCCTGTCGGAATCAACAGGTGTTAGAAGTTATTTCTATGTTGACGGAGTTCTGGAGAATGAAACTTCGTTCGGCTCCTTTGGTGTGGATGAACTCACTGGTCGAATCGATGCTCGCATTGGTGCTCTTCAAACATCACCATCTGGTAGTTCAGCATCGGCTGCCGCAGGTAAACTTAGTGGCTCGATGGACGAATTTAGATTCTGGAAAACCCGAAGAACATCAAAACAAATAAATATGAACTGGTTCCAGCCCGTATTTGGAGGGGCCAACACACAAGATAACAACGCCCCGCTCGGATGTTACTACAAGTTCAACGAAGGGATCGTTGGTGATGCATCAACTGATGGTATTGTTTTGGACTTCTCTGGCCGTCTAACCAACGGTATTTGGACTGGTTACGCCGCTTCTCACAGAAACACGGGCTCTTGCTTTGTTTCCTCCTCGGTATTATTTGTTGAGCCCGAGGATCCCATAATCTACAGCGCACATCCAGAAGTGGTTTCTTTAACTTCTGAAATGACGACCAGTGGCTCAAATCACGACTT